AACCAGCAGAACCGTTGATGCCAAACTTAAGGACGTAGTATCAGTTAAGGACTTTGGGGGTGCTGGAGACAACAGCACCAACGATACAACTGCTATCAGTTTTGCTAGAACCGCATTTCCCAATACATCCATTGACTTAGCAGGGGCTAGCTATCGGGTCACGACAATTCCGGCTGGATGGGGGGTTCGCAACGGCCTGCTGACCCTTGCACCCGCCAGCACTGACGATCAACCAGCTAACGAGGCCTACGGCTACGGGGCACTTGCGGCTAACACTTACATTCCCAAGCAGCACAGCTCTTCAACGCTGACATGGGCATCAGGCAACTTCAACACTGCGTTTGGCAATTATGCGCTCACGTCAAATACAACGGGACGCCGCCAAACCGCCATCGGAGCGCAGGCCCTCTACTCAAACACCACCGGTTTTTACAATACGGCAATAGGGCCGTTTGCCCTTTATACAAACGTCACGGGTAACTACAACACCGCGATCGGCGCTCAGGCTCTCCAATACTCAACTGGCAGCGACAACACTGCCGTTGGAAGCGGAGCACTTACATCGCTCACGACTGGAGACGACAATGTTGCCATTGGCGATCGGGCGATTGGCGTTTCTACCGGAGTCAACCGGACCATTGCAATCGGCACGCAGGCCGGCCAGCAGCACACCGGCAACGACAGTGTTGCCATCGGTCACCAGGCGCTGTCGGCACCATCCTCTGCCGGTCTCTACAACATCGCTATTGGTTCAGCAGCCCTTGGGTCGGCGACGACGGGCGCATCCGCGGTCGCTGTTGGCAGGCGAGCCGGCAGCGGGATCACCACCGGCAGCGGCAACACCGCCATTGGCAACGATGCCATGGTTGGGTCTGGCACTGCTATCACCGGAAGCAACAACGTTGCCGTTGGCAATACCGCATCAGGCGACATTACCACCGGCTATCAAAACGTCTCGATTGGCGCCAGCTCGGGAAGCGTCCTAAGCACTGGCTTCAACAACGTTTTCATTGGTCGGTTTGCTGCACAGTTGAATACAACTGGTGCTGGAAACACTGCTATTGGCGAGCAGTCGCTCAGCGCAGTCACGACTGGCGATTACAACACTGCCGTTGGAACTGGAACAGTCGGCGGCGCTGCCTATACCAACACGTCGATGTTCGGCTATCAGGCGACCGTTACAGGAAGCAACCAGATTCAGCTAGGCAACGCCAGCACGACCACCTACGTCTACGGCACCGTTCAAAACCGTTCAGACGCCAGAGATAAGACAGACATTCAAGACACGGCACTTGGCCTCGATTTCATCAACGCTCTGCGCCCGGTCGATTTCCGCTGGGACTTGCGGGACGACTATCGTTCAACACCCCCTGAACCGCCGGCAGATGATGCGACGAAAGAAGAGCGTGTTGCTCATAGCCAAGCTCTGCAAGAGTGGCGCAAAGCAAATGCCCTTGACAACCTTCAGCACGATGGCTCCAAGAAGCGTTCACGTTTTCATCACGGTCTGATCGCTCAGGAGGTGAAAGCAGCATGTGATGCGGCCGGGGTCGATTTTGGCGGCTATCAAGACCACAGCCTCAAAGGTGGCGAAGACGTTCTCTCTATTGGCTACGAGGAGCTGATTGCACCGCTGATCAAGGCAGTCCAACAGCTATCAGCAGAAATAGATGGGCTGAAATCTCAGCATCTGAAATCATTGGACTGAACCGGTAACCGCGCACACGCGACCCAGCTGGCCATTGCTTGCCAACCCGCTACCCTGCATGGGTGCAGTCCTCTTGCCAGCGTGGACCCAGCTTCAGTGATCGCATTGGTGAGCCTGGGAGCTTCCGGCGTCATGGCGCTCTGGAAGATCGCCAATGGCCTCGGGCGGTTTGAGTCCCGCACCACCACGATCCTCGAAGGCGTCCAGGTGATGCTCAAGGACCACGAAGACCGCCTTCGCAACGTGGAGAGCAAGCTGTGACCAAGCACCTGGCCGACTACGTGAATCTGGCCATCGCCATTCATGGCGTTGCCGTGGTGGTGGTGAACATCACCCCCACACCCAAGGACAACGAGGCGCTGGGCACCTACCGGCGACTGGTCGTCAAGCTCTACCGCGCCATCGAGCTGATGGCCGGCATCTTCAATTCCCCCAACGTCAAACGATGACTCAAACACCCACCATCCAAACCCCGGGCCTCACGCAGTCCCTGCCGCTGGAAGCCCGGCTGACTTCCTACAACGGGGCCGGCGTCATCCCGATCAACACGATCGTGATGTCCCTGGACTGCACCTTCTATCGGTCGGTCAGCATCCAGTGTGTGGTGATGGGCACCACCGGTGTGGTGACACCGGAGTGGTCCAACAACAACATGGACTGGCAGCCTGGCACTCTGCTCACACCGCTTGGGGCCACCGCAACCACGATCAGTGCTGCTGGATTGTGGGTGATGCCAGTGGTTGCGCGTTTCCTGCGGCTGCGCCTCAGCACTGCCACCACAGCCGGCACCACCACGTTTGCGGTCATCCAGTTCGACGATCGCCAGGAGATGTGGCTGGCCACGCAGCCTGTCACTGCGGGCGCCAGCACCAACATGATCGGTGATGTCGGCGTTCAGTACCGGGCCAACGCCACCGGTGCAGCCTCATTCGTGAGCGTCATGAGCCCGGCAACGCCAGCGGTGGCAACCGTGAAGGCCTCTGCCGGTCGCCTGCTCGGCTTCCACCTGCAGAACAGTGGGGCAGCACTGCGCTCGGTCAAGATCTTCAACGCCACGGCGCCAACACTTGGCACCACAGCTGCAGCGTTTGAGGTTGACATCCCTGCTGGCGGAGCTATTTCTCGGGTGCTGGATGGCGGCCTGGGCTTTGCCACAGCGATCACCTACAGCGTCACCTCAGCCAAGGGTCTGACCGACAACACGGCCACCGGCCTGGCTGCCAACGACGTGTCGGGGTTCATCGCCTTTGCCTGATCGTCATGACACTCATCGGCCCGAAGACCAAACCGCAGGACTGGGGGTTCCAGCTGGGTGACACCCATCTGGTCGTCAACGATCAGAGCGAAACGCTAACCGGTTGGAGTTTCGATGGCACCCAACTGTTCAAGCTCACGGCATTGGCCCGCGGGCAGGGACGTGACAACCAATGGGGTGAACCCAACACCGACACACCGCCTGGCCTGTACCGGGTGGGTTCGGTGTGGCGTGATTACGACCGCCTGGGCGATGCCCCCGGCCGCCAACCAGAGCTGATGCCCTATGGCTGGTACACGCTGGATCTGATCGAGCTGGAAGCGCAGGAGCGCCGCTACGGGCGTGCTGGCATCGCCATCCATGGCGGCGGGTCGGGGCTTGGCTGGCCCGGCTGCTGGCAGCCTCGTCAGGCCCTGCTGCCAACGTATGGCTGCATCCGCTGCCACAACGCTGATCTGCGCGACCACATCATGCCCCGCCTGAAGCGCGGCAAAATGTTCGTGTCGGTGTACCAGGAGAGCTGACAATGGCGGATCTGAACAAGGATCTGGAGGAACTGCACGCCGAGGTTGTCAGCGCTGTGCGGGAACGCATCAGCAATGGCGCCAGTAATGACGATCTGCGCATTGCTCTGCAGCTGCTGAAGCAGAACAGTGTCACCGCCAATCTCTCCGAAGACGACACTGCGGCTTTGCGTTCACGCATGGCAGGCAAGCTCGACTTTTCCGCTCTGAAGGACAAGCCGAAGGTGGTGCCGCTGCGTCAGGACAACCAGCTCAGCGCCTGATCCCCCCGTAGGCCATGCCACCAGGCCGCGGCTTCCAGCCCATCGCCAGGGCATCAATGCAGGCACCGCTTTCATCAAACCAGGCACGCAGGTTCTCGTCGTCCATGTCGTCCTTGCGCTGCTGCTGCGCCTTCTTCTGATCCTGGGCTGCGGCATCGGTGAAGAACTTGACCCCGAGGGCAGTGGCATCGAGTCGGTCATCAAACACCAGCGCACCGCGCTCGATGGTGATGCGGCTGCACTGGTACATAAGCGACCGCTGGTGGCCGAGCTCAGGATCGCGTTCGGCATCGGCGTAGTCCTTGCGGATCAGCTCACGATTCACCACCACCCGATGCTGTTGCACCAGGGGGGCGAGGGTATCAACGATGCGGCGTTCCTTCTGCTGGCTGACGCGCACCTCCTCGATTGAGACTGGATGCACGTTGGCCATCACCGGCTGCAGCAGGGCGGTGAACATGCCATCACCCATGTTGCTCTCGGCCACGCAGTAGCCGACGTTCCAGCGCTGTGCGATCTGCGCCAGACGCTGCAGCACAGCGGGTTCATACCCGCGTGTGGTGCCACCGCTTTCCAGGAGGAAGAAGTTGCCGTTGAGCTCTGCGATCACAGCCCACGCCAGTTCATCCGCGCCGCGGCCGGATGGGTCGATCGCCAGCACGCACCGCCAGGTTTCCTCGCGCGTCACCCATCCATCCACCTTGGCTGGACGGTGGTAGTAGCGATCAGCGCCAAGGCCAACGCACATCAGATCCTGAATCCGCTCATCCGGGCCGGCGGCCCAGACCACCACTTCAGGCAGTGCCTTGCCGTCCAGATCCATCACCATCAGATCGGACAGACGAATCGGGTAGCGATCGAGGGTGCTGAGACGACAGTTCAGCTGGTACTGCAGTTGGACAGAAGCGCGAGTCATCTTCATCTCGCGCTTCAGCAGCTCCTCATGGCCAAACCGCTCGGGGTCCGTTGGCGAACCCGCGAGCGATGGCTGCTCAAGCACCGCTTCAGCGATGTCCGGTGACAGGCTGCCGTCATAGGCATCCCACTCGTCAGGGTCGGAGGGGTTGGGGAACCTGGCCGGCCAGTAGCGAATCGCGTAGTTCCGCTCGCGCACCAGCCGCAGGTAGAGCGAGGTTTCCAGGTGCGGTGTGCCGAGGTAGCGGATCTGACGAGGGAAGACCTGTCGTTCACCGGCGGCGTTGAAGTCCGGTGGTGCAGATCGATCGAAGTCAGGTTCGTCCGGCTTGATGATCACCTCCAGCTCGGTGACGGCCTGGGCCAGACGTTCCTGCTTGAGCGGTGTGATCGAGTTGTTGAGGGTCTCGATGTCGTCCGGCAACGCCAGGGTGCAGCGCTTGCCGGTGAGCGATGGAGAGAGGATGCCAACGATGCGAACGCTGGGGCTCTGGTCGATGTAGGCCGGGCCCACGTCGAACGCCTTGACTGACGAGCGGCCATCGGGCTTCGGTTCCAGACAGCGCAGGATGTCCACCTCGCGGATGGCACGCGCCATGAAGGTGGCGATCTCCTCAGCCTTGTCTTTGGTGGCAGCAGGGATCAGCACCCGTTCTGAGAAGGGGTCATGCCGCAGCCGCCAGAGGGCATAGGCGGCCCCCTCGAAGGACTTGCCCAGACCGCGGTAGGCAACGGTGATGGAGGAATCAGGACCGGTCTCCATCCATTGCGCCACTTCCAGCTGGCGCAGTGTTGGCGTGTCGGCCAGGTTGAGTTCCCGCAACAGGTAGCAGAGGAAATGCGGGAAGGGGCCCAGCTCTGACGGCAGTGGAGTCCACTTCAAGGCAAAGCCCCCCCGCCTAGGACGAGAGGCAAAGCCCCCCCGCCTAGGACGAGAGGGCTTCGCACACCACCAATCACCAGAACACAATGTCTGGAGAGAGGGCTTCCCGGCACCACCCGGGTGAGCATCGGCATCTTAACCCTCCTCGTAAGCCTCATTCACCGCAGCGGTGGTGGGGTCATCCGCCTTGTACTGGCCCTTGGTGGTGCGTGCCCGTTTCGTCGGCGCTGGGGGCTCCTCCGCTGGGGGAGTGTCAACACGTCGAGCAAACGCTGCTTCAGCGGCATCGAGAACGTCCTGAGGCACGTCGCTGCCGTATTGATGCACGTCCAGGCGGATGCGCTCTTCATTGCTGAGGTAAGGCACCGGTGCAGAGCAGATGCACTGATGTTACCGATGCCTACCAGCTATTCCGGCTGTTGCGCGGGGAAGGCATCGAGGAACTGCTGGTAGAGATGGCCGCGGCGTTGCGGGCTGCCAACAGAAGCGAATTGCGGGTTGATGAGAAAGAAGTTCTGGCCGCTGTGTTGATCGCATGTGCGAACAATGAAGCGCTGCCTCTGGAGGCGACGAACTGAGGTTGAGCAGCGGGTCTGCTCAATCCCCATGGCCTGGGCCACGGCCTTCTGAGTCATGTTGACGCGACCGCTGCGCCAGTTGACGTGAGCGAGGAGGGTGAGCAGGACTGACATGTCGATGTGCTGAATCCGCCGCTCGCGCAGGGCTGTGACAACGGAGGTTGCTGCTTCTTCGGTGAAGACCATTACGAACCCCTCTGAACCGTCTTCATTTCTGTGCATTGGTGGTGGTGTGCGTGCTGCCTTGAGCGATTGCGCCCCTAGTGACTAGGTGTCGGAACCTAGGTGTCGTTACATAGGTGCAAATGTACTAAACCCAGTCATAGCAAGGGATCTCAACCGGCCAACCTTAAATCGACTTTCTTCTAGGTGTCAAGACATCCCAGCCCACCACCCATTCCCCGAAATGTCTTCTGATTCTTATCTGTAGACACAAAACAATTCACAGCCAGACAAGGCGAAAACACACCCCCACCACTCACCCGCAGCACACCAACACACCCCCGCCACCATCACCAGCACACCTGCAGCGCACTTCCCCCTCACAGGCGCCTGCAGGGCCTCTCAAGCCCGCTCAGCCTCCCAGCACACCCGCATACCCCCTGAGGCCTGTCACAGCCCCGCACAGCCCCCTCATACGCGCTTCCTCCGCACACCCGCAGAACACAGCAACTCCCAATTTCACCCCGCGCAATTCGATGGGGGGACGCACATGCGTCCCAGCCCTACCCCCCCCTGCCCCCCCCGCTGCCGCTGGTGGGGTGCTGGCGGCGGGGCTGCGTGGTGCTGCTGGTGGTGCTGCTGCCCCTGGTGGGTCCGCTGGTGGTGGCCGCGGCGCTGGTGGGGCATCCGCGGGCCGGGCCTGCTGGTGGGGGCTGAGTTGTCTGCGGATTGGTGATCTGCTCACCACCACCAGCAGGCGTGGCAGGTGACCACCAGCAGGCGTGGCAGGTGACCACCAGCAGGCGTGGCAGGTGACCACCAGCAGGCGTGGCAGGTGACCACCAGCAGGGCAGCAGGTGCCCACCAGCAGGGCAGCAGGTGCCCACCAGCAGGGCAGCAGGTGACCGGTGTGACGGGATGTGACAACCCACTCACCCCAGTTCTCTCCACATGTGGACAGGACGTGCTAGAACGCGGTGGTGTTCTGCATCAGTGCTGAGCACCACCACCACCGAGAGAGAGACCATGACCACCACCACCACCACCACCACCAGCACCAGCACCAGCACCACCAGGGCCGCGGGTGAGAACGCGATCACATGCACGGGCACGGTTGCAGTTCTGCCGCCGTGTCTGCTGTGGGCAGCGAGCCTCGCCGCTTCTGACGACACGGTCAAAGGCGTTATCTGCGCGATCGACGTTCGCCGGACCGCTGATGGCCTGATCAGGATCTGCGCGACGGATGGTCACCGCTTGTTCCGGGTGACCTTTCCTCAGTCCGAGCACTTCTGGATCAGCGCAGAACAGACTGAGCCGATCCGCTTGAACCCTGCAGCGTTCTCAAAGGCGCCCACTAGGAAGGCGGTTCACGTTGCGTTGGATGCTTCGGGTGTCTGCACCTTCTCAGACCGTTTGAGCCAACCCGTGGGTGCTGGTGTCTGGACCGCAGCGACGCAAGCCAACGCGATCGGACAGACCTATCCGAACGTCGATCAGCTGTTTCCTGACGAGTTCAAGCTCACTTGCAACCCTGCCGCGGCCATCGGGTTCAACGCTTCTTATGTCGGGGATTTTTGCAAGATCGCCAGCAAGTTGACCCATAACGAGGTGGGCATGTGGCACACCACGGATTCAGCGATTGCGCCGCTGATTCTGCGGGCCTCGCTTCAGCTGGACTGGCTTCTGGTGGAACCCACTGGATCGAAGTGGTGCCCGGTGTTCGATCACCCGGACGTGACGCTGGATTACCTGCTGATGCCGGTTCAGATCAGGAAGTGAGCTGAAGCCTGCACTGAGGCCTGCGGGCCTCTCTGCAGGCCTCAGGCCTGCCACACCACCACACCACCACCACCAGGAGAGAGACCATGACCACCACCACCAGGAAGCGGGCCCGCAAGACTTACGACGGGCCCACAGCAGAAGAGAAGCTGTGCGCTGCATTGGTTGAGCTTCTGACTCAAGGCGTCAACCCGTGGCGCAAAGAGTGGGCAGCGGTTGAAGGTCCGCGCGGCCACCATCGGAACCTGATTACCGGCGCCAATTACCGGGGCGGCAACCCTGCCTTGCTGGAAATGTGGGCAGCCTGCCGCGGTTATGTGCAGCCGCTGTGGGTCGGGATTGCACAGGGCAAGGCTGAGGGTTGGTTCCCTCGCAAGGGTTCTCAGGGTTGCTATGTGGTGCGGCCACAGCTCAACAAGCGCGACGAGACGGACTCGGACGGCAAACCCGTTACGGGCCCTGATGGGTCACCGGTCGTAGCTGCCTGGGTGAGCTACAAGCCTGCTTGTGTCTTCAACGTCGCCGACCTGGTGGGCAGCACCGAGGAAGCCGAGGCCCGGCTTCAGTCGCGCATCAGGGACGCGATGGGCGATGTGATCAGCAGGCCTGAACCTGAGAGGCTCGCAGGGGCTGAGGCCGTCCTAGGTGCGTGGCCGGTTGAAACCGTTTGGACTGGCGACCGGGCGTTCTACAACTCGGGCACCGATCGGGTGACCATGCCCGAACGTAGCCGGTTCAGCAGTGCAGAAGGCCTCTATGCGACGTGGGCCCATGAACAGGCGCACAGCACCGGCCACACCAGCAGGCTGGCCAGGAAGCTGGGCAGCGGGTTCGGAAGCGACGACTACGCAAGGGAGGAACTCGTCGCCGAGCTCGCCGCCTTCCTGATCTGCAATCGCCTTGAGATCAGCAGCAGCACCGAGAATCACGCGGCCTATCTGAGCCATTGGGCAGGCGTGCTCGGTGGTGGGCCGAAGGTGCTTTTTAAGGTCTTGAGCGATGCCACCAGGGCCGCTAATGCGATCTGCGGGCCTGAGGTGGAAGCGTCTGAGGCCTGATGCCTGCACTGAGGCCTGCGGGCCTCTCTGCAGGCTTCAACGCCTGCCACACCACCACCAGAGAGAGATCATGAACACCAATGCTGCCGAGGCAATGCCGCTGCCCTGCGGCCCTTATCTGCAGGCCTTGCTCGTTAAGGCTGCCGAGGCCCTCGATTACAGCCAGATCCCTAGTTGGGATACCGAGGGGCAGCGCAACCTGAACGGCATCAGGCAGGGCATCTGGCAGCCCTACTGGACAGCACGGCAAGGCCGCCGTCACTTATCCCGGACCGATGCTATGGCCTGCGCAGCGCTGGAGAGTCTGGCCGCCGCGGCCGATGGGCCGGCCTGGGCTAACACCGAGGCCTCTGATGCGCAGCGTCTGGCGGTTGCCATCCGCGAGGGTCGTTGCGCTGTTTGGTGACGCCTGCCCGGGGCCCTTCCTGCTGCTGCAGGTGGGCCTACTGCAGGCCTCAGGCCTGTCACACCACCACCACCAGAGAGAGACCATGGCAACCATTCACAGCTTCACCCTGCACGGCGACGACATAGACCTAGTCGGATCGTTGCTTCGTGCTGAATACAAGCGGATCAGGGAAGAATCGCCGGACGCCTTTGAGCAGGCGTCTGCGGGTTCATGGGTGACGCGCATTGAAACCCTCTGCCTTTCTATGGGCTGCGTCCCGGCGCATTGGTCCTGACCGCAGACACACCACCACCAAAGAGAGAACCAATGCAACGGCCTGTATTTGATCGCGCAACGACACCCGATGGCGGCGACTGGGCTTGGACAGCTCTGAGCGGCTGGAGGGTATGGGATGACAAGTCGGCCAACTGGCTGCCATCTCTCGTGCCACCGCCCCCTACAGCTCTCTGGCGGCAATCGCCGGCCAGTCGCCGGTTGCACGGTGTCGTCTTGGCTGGCGTCAGCACAGCTGAGCTCTGAACCATCGGCAGCGGCCGGCCGGCGCCGCTTTCAAGCCGGCCACCACACCACCACCAGAGAGAGATCATGACGCCTTACACCGTCTGGCACGCCTGCCCCGTGCCGGCTGCCGCTGCCGTTGCGTGGGAGCCATGGCGGCCAATCGCCGGCCATCTTGCACACCCCCTGATCGCAAAGCTGCCTGCTGGTGATGCTCACCAGATCGCCCGGTCGATGCGGTCAGTCTTCCCGGGGCATTTGTTCGCCGTGCGCCCAACGGCTACCGGCTATCCGGTGTGGCCTGTCGCAATGGTTGATCACTACGACATGCCCCCTTACAGCGATGCGGAGGCCTGAGCGTGGAGAGCCTTGAGCGGGCCATGCGGCCGAATCCATGGCCGGGGCACCCGAACGCCTATCCGTGTCCGTGGGGGTGCAACGGCACCGGAACCATGCCGTGGTTCTCCCACATCCAAGGCGGGGTGTGCTTCAGCTGCCACGGCAACGGCTGGATTCTCGGCAAGGGATCACCACCACGGCGGGCCACCACTCAACCGGGTCGGCGATGGCGCCGCGATGGCGCCCGGATCATTCAGGCCTGACGACAGCACCGAGCCCCTGGGCCTGCCCTCGGGCTTCCTGCTGCCCTCAGCAGCACACCACCACCACCAAACCACAATGCAACGCCTGCACTTTTTGCAGTTCGCCCTGGGCCTCGTGCTCGGGCTATCTGCCGCGGCCGCGATCGTTTCAGCCGCTGCCACACCGAGCCCGGTTGTAACGCCTGCCGCGCAGCGGTCTTGGCCGACTGAGTTCCCGGGACCGTGACGCCCTGCCGACAATCGAACTATCTCCACCCCTGCAGACCATGACTCTGACGATCGACGAGGCCCGTCTGGTGGCCTCTCTGCTGCGCCCGCAGCTTGCCCTCCTGTCCGAACTGCTGGAGGTGCAGGTACAGCTGT